AATCCTGCAGAAATTGTTTTTAATAAATTGCCAACTATTAACATTACTAATTCAACAGGTTCGTATGTTAATTATGGATACGCTTTAGGAGAAAGAGTAGTATCACAATAAGTAACCGGGTTGCGATATATATTTAGTGGAAGAACGCCAGTACTTATTACTGGTTCAAATTGTACGGTTGGATTTACTACTAGCTCTTTATATGCCAGTGTCGATATACCATTTACTTCAGGATCAAGCTATTATCCAAGTATACCTGGAACTGTAGCTACTTTATTTCCATCTCAATCCACTCAAATATATAAATCAAATATAGTTGGATTCAATGGCAAAGGCATAGCGTATTTACAAACGCCTATGACATTTGAATTGGTTAATGACAATACTTTATATAGACCTAGCTCTGTAAATATAATCACTGCATCAATTAATTATACACAACAAAATTCTTCAGGAGCCGCAACTGAAAATACATATAATTTTGCTACTGTATTTTTTTCAGGACTGACACCACAAATTGGCATTGTTGCTAAAATACGATCATATTATAAATCTACAGGTATAGGCGAATATATACTTTCAAATGAAACTGACATATTAGATCAGTCTACAGAATTAGGATTTACTGTAGATGTAGTAACAGCTTCTTTTGCACTTCCAACAATACAAAGAAATGATCGAATAGATTTCAAATTTGAATTTGTTAATCCTATAGGACTTGTTTCAAAGCAGTATGTAGAATCTTTAAATAATTTATATTTAGGTGGAAATACATACATTGGAGGAGATGATAATTTACTAACAGGTTCGTTATTTGTAGCAGGAGCAACTGGTACTGGAGTTGAAATAACTGGTAAAGGATCTTCTGCTATGGTTAGATCTATAGGATATCAAGGATTTCAAAATGCAATTACATATGGAGGTCAATATTCTGGATTTGTAATTTATTCTGGATCTGTGCAAGCTATTTTAGGAGCGGCAGAATCATATTCAGGAGTAGGTTTAGAGCTAGTAGCTAATTCTTCTTCATATTTCAAATACGCCACTGCTAATGGCGGAGTGCTTGATGTTAAAACAAACTCATTCTTTTTAGGAAATTCGTCTTCATATATAGCGTCATTAAACGCATCAATGTCAATATATTCAAGCAATTTTACCTTAACACCTAAAGGTGATGTAACTGCATCTGCTATTTTAGTAACAAAAAATCCTGTTGGGTCCAATCCACAAATAATGATTGACACTAATAATGGTATTTTAGACGCTACAAATTTAGGTAGAACTATATATAGCAGTGCAACAGAATATGTATATGGACCTGATGCGACTGCTCGAGCAAATACATATTACTGGAGTGGGTCAAACATTGAAATTCCATTTCAAGGATTGAAAAATGAATTTCGATATACAATTTACTTTCAACAACAATTAACGACTGATACTAGTGACAGTGATTTTGCTCGATCTGGGCTGCGCGCAAGATTGTATGCTATAAATTCCGGATCTAATGCATATGACACTTGGTCTTTAATTAGCACTAAAGCTGTAACACCTTTAGAAATAAATTCTGTAGCAACATCTTCAAATGCTATACATTCTGAAGATTATTTAGAATCTACTAGAAGAATTGACGTGTCAGGATCTTTAAATGCATATAACGGTAAAATGTTAAAATTCGTAATTGATTTTTCATTGTTTAATTTTAGCGCCGGTACCTACTCAGCAGTAACAGCTAAATATAAACACATTAATATAATCGGGTCTCGTGGTTTAATAGCAGCGCGAGCTGGATTTGATACAGTAATTAATAGCCCACCAACAGCATAATAATATATTAATTAATTAAAATATAGATATTTATTACAAAAGATAGAAATGGCAATTTCAAATTTAACAACTCAGTATATATCCGCATCGTTTCAAAGCTTAATGCAAGTCTCAAGTTCCGGGCTGATATATAATGGCATAGGAACACAAATAACTACTTTAACTGGATTTAATTTAATTGGAAGTGTTACTGGGTCTGCTACTACAGTTACAACTAACGTTCCTACTACACCAGTTTCCGGATCGATATATTTTAATACTAGCACAGGATATTTGTATATTTACAATGGCACTAGTTATAAATCAAGTTCGTTTAGTTAACATGATAAAAAATATAATAGCGATATATCCTGGTCGGTTTCAGCCTTTTGGTCAACATCACGCTACGGCATTTAAATGGTTTCAAAAAGAGTTTGGAGCTGCCAATGCTTACATTGTAACTTCAAATGTCGTGCAACCCCCAAAGAGCCCTTTTTCTTTCAAAGATAAGCAAGATATAATAAGACAATATGGTTTCGACGATCGACTTGTACAGGTAAAGAATCCATATAAATCGGAGGAAATTTTAAAGCAACTCAATCCTAAAGACACTGCAGTTGTGTTTATGGTAGGAGCAAAAGATATGACTGAAGATCCTAGATTTAAAATAGGAAAAAAAGTAAGTGGAGGTGATTCATATTTTCAAGATTATAAAAAAAACAAATCCAATTTAAAAGGATTTGATAAACATGGTTATTTAATAGTAGCTCCACACGTTCAAATAAATATTCCTGGATATGGAGAAATGTCAGGTACTACATTAAGAAAAGTTTTAGGAGCTAAAAAACCTAGATCACAAAAAATAGAACAATTCAAAGCTATATTTGGTTGGTATGATAAAAAGACTACTGATATGGTATTTAATAAATTAGAATCAATGAGCGAATCAACTTTATTTTCCAAACAATGGTGGGAAACTTCTTTAGATTTAAATGAAGATAAAAAAGATCCATGTTGGACAGGATATCATCAAGTCGGAATGAAAAAGAAAGGAGCTAAAAAAGTTCCAAATTGCGTTCCAGAACAAATTGAAACTGAATCTATTTTAAAAGAAGGAGGCGCTGGAGGGCATATGGCTCATCCATTTAATATTGATTGGGTAAACACAGGAAAAGATTTAGTAACTGTATTTCAGCAATCTATAAATTATTTAAAAAAAGGGCCTGCATCTGTTAAAATAGACGGAGTCAATGCTTCTATTCGATTAATTACATTAGACAATAAAAAAGTTTATGTAATGGATAGAGGTTCTAATAAACCATTAGATGTTAAAGGTATTACCAAAGCAGAATTAACAGATCGATTCGGAGCTGGACATGGAATGATTACTGTAGGTGGTAAAGTATTAGATATTTTCAATGATTCCATACCAGCTTGCACTCCTGCATTGAAAAAGTTAGGATTATGGGACAATCCAAATATTCTATTTAATATAGAGTATGTAGCAGGATCAACAAATGTTCTAGCTTATGATAAGAATTTCCTAGCAGTGCATGGCTTATTAGAAATAGAGCAAGTAACTCCAACTAAAAGAGCTACTAAAGAAAAATCATATAATAAAGCTGCAATGCAAGATTTGCTAAATAATTTAGCTCCTGTAGCAAATAAAAATGGATATGAAATTTTAGGATCTATACCAACTACATTAGATGGAGCTCCAGATTTACAATCAGAATTAAATACAAAATATACTGTTGTTTACACAGCTGCTGATAAAGAAACTAAAACTCTTTCTCAATGGTTAGCTAAAGCAAAAGTACCAACTTCAAGTATTAAAACTATTGACGGTAAAACAATATCTGCTTTATCTAAAGAAGTTTTAATTAAAATATCAGATAGCATACCATTAGATGAATTCATAGAAAATCCTGAAGATAATCAAGATGCCGTAGATGGATATATTATTTATTTAGCTACTATGAAATTAGGAGATGCTATATTAGATAAATTATCTTCTCCGCTAGGCCCTGTTAGTGAGCATGAAGGAATTGTAATTAGAGATAAAACAATTTATTCTAAACCTTTTAAAATAACCGGTAAATTTATTTTAGGTGGATTGGCCAGTACTTTTAGAAAATAGTATATTTATTAATAAAGTTATGACAAAGTTACAAAATATAAAAGCCATTCGACAAATGTTAGATGGTACCCATAAGTCGCAGACTAAAAAAAATATTGGGTTTAATAGTAATAAGGTTGAACAAAAACGTGAAGTTGGAGAAACGTGGAAAGACGTTCATGGAGTTGAGTGGGAACAAAGAAATGGATTTAAAATTCAAAAAGGTAAACTTGATGAATTACGTGAAATGCTAGCAAAAACAAGAATGCCAGCAGAATGTCCTAAATGTAACCAACCAATGACAAAACGATTAGATAAAAAGTTTTGGGCATTGGAAAAACATTGTTTTGATTGTCAAATAGATTTTGAACATAAACTTCATATTGAAAAAAAATACGAAGTGTATGAAAAACAAAAAATGTTAGCTAATGCTGAAGCTTGGTTAAAAGAAGCAGAAGCAGAAGCAATGGAAATAGTAGAAGCATTTCGAAATCCATTGACGTATGTTAATTCAGACGGAACTACTGAAGTTTGGACTGGAGCTGTAAGTAAAGAAGAAATGGCAGATAAAATTGAAAATGAATTTAAACTATTTAAAGAAAATTTTATAAATAAATTGAAGCAAGATAATTATGAACCCGAAAGTATCGAAAGAGTTAAAGAAAGCAACTGAAGACCTTCAAGCTAAAATGCTTGAAATGCAAACTGAAGAAGCTAAAATGCTTAAACTTAAAACTGCATTTGTTAACGAGTCTGATCCTGTAAAGCGTGAGAAGTTGAAAAAAGCTTTGATCGTACAACACAAAATACTTAAAGCTGTAGAAGCCGCTGCTGATAAAGCAGATGTTAATTTCCACAGTATTTTATCTTCAGAGCCTGAAGAAGATGTTCAAGATTTACTTGATCATAAACTTCAAGAGCATGTAGTTAGAATGAGAGTTCGTAAAATAGTTAAAGAATCTATCAAATCACTTAAAAGAAAAAAATAATGATTAAATTAAAAGATCTTTTAAATTTAAAAGAAGCTGTTGAAAAAGTTAAACCAGAATACACTCAAGAAGCTGTGTTTAAATTCTTTGATAAAAATAAAAAGAAATTGAAAACTCTTGCCGATGAAGATGAGTGGGATGAGTTTTACGAACTAGCTTACATGGAATTTGCAGAAGGTGATCAAGATATGATTGCAACGGCTATGAACAATGCAGCTTTACAAGCTGGATGGTTTGAAAACAATGTAGAAGATTATCGTCAAAGTGAAGCTGAATTAGATATGATGGCAAATGGCACCAAGCAACAACAAAAAGGTGTTGACACTGCTGCGTATGATAAAAAAGCAAAAACTCCTAAAAATACAAAAGAAGATTTAGTTCAACCACTTAAAGAACTAAAAAAAAAGATAGAAGAAGCTGAGTATCAAGGCAGAAAAGTAAATTTAGGAAAACCATTTTATACACCCGGCGGTCCTAGAAAGCGAGCTGTTTATGTTAAAAATGAAAAAGGAAATGTAGTTAAAGTAGGCTTTGGCGAACCAGGAATGAAAATTAAAAAAGACAATCCTGCACGAAGAAAATCGTTTAGAGCTAGACATAACTGTGAAAACCCAGGACCTAGATGGAAAGCTAGATATTGGTCATGTAGAGCTTGGTAATATTATAATAAAATGATAAAATGATAAAATGATAAAATTAAAAACGTTAATACTTGAAGCTGATACTGCAACTATTGCAGCAAATCTTAAAAAAGCTTATATGGCCGGACCAGCAGCAATGCGTGCATATTTAGACGGGCCAGAAGGTTCTTCTGAAGAAGCTAGAGCTTTATTACAAAAGCAAGCTGCTGATAATGACGGAGATGCTGCAGATGATAAAATCACTATAGGTAAAGGCAGTGGCGCTGCAATGGGCTTTCAGCCAACTCAAAATCAAATTGATTTAATGCAGTCAATGTCTTATCCATTAGGTTCAACCAAAACATTTTTACAAGCTATAGACAACCCAACAGCTGCAGGTATTGTTACTTCAGGTAAATTAATTATTGATGGTCATCATCGATGGTCTGGAATGATAGGCATTGGCGGAGACGCTGCTCAAGTAGATAGTACGGACATTCAATGGCCAGGAAAAAATACCAATCAAATTCTTGCAGCAGCTCAATTAACAATAGCAGCTAAATTAGGTGGTACTCAAAAAACTCCATCTCAAAGTGCAGAATTTAATACAAATATTTTAGGGGAGCCCGCAGATAAAATTACTAAAATGATAATGGCTAATCTAGGAAAACGAACAGACAAAAACGCTCCTGGTCCATTGCTTAACAGACGAATGTGTTATGAGATTCTTAAAGATGCAAGTATACTTGCAAAAATTAATAAATGGTCTGGAGGCTCTGTGCAACCACTAAAAGAAATTAGTTTAAAACAAAAAAAAGCTGGTGAGAAAGCAGTAGATGAATTAAGATTATCAATTGCACAAAAAGTAGCAGAAAATTTAGCAGCACTACCAAAAAATGACAATGCTCCCGCTCGCGCAGATATGCCTCAATTTGATGATAAAGTCGGTGGGCCGAAACCAGATACAGTCAAAAGTCCTTTAGAAGCTGGAGAATTTAATGTAACTCCACCTTTTGCAAAAGAATCTATTCAAAATAAAAAAACAATATTAACTAAAAATACAATGAAACAAAAATTAAAAATTTCAATTGCGGATCAAATAGCAACATTAAAAATGAAGCGTACTGCAAGAATTATTTCAGAATCGGAATATCAAAAACAAATTTATTTATTAGAAGCGGGTCCTAATACATTATCTACTTCTGAACCAATGGGTTTAGCAATTCTAGGAGCGCCGGCTGGCGGAAAAAGTTATACAATGAATAAAATAGCTGATTTAGCAGATGACCCTAGAATTTCATCAACTACAAAAAGCGGGCAAGATCTTACCGTAGATAAATTGCGAGCTGAATTTCAAAGTAAAACTGCTAAAGATCAATTAACAGGATTTGTACACGCATTTTATTTATTTAAAGAAAAAGCTAAACAAAATCCAGAACAATTTGCAAAATGGTTTGAAGATATTAGCAAAATGTGGACCACTACATTAGCAAAATCATTACCAGAGCTTAAAATTACTGTTAGTAATGATAAATTAATGTTTGACGGCAAAGATTCTATAGATAATTTAGATATGTTAGATAAATTAGACGCTGAAGCTACGATTTCAAAATTAGATTCATATAATGATTATAAGCGTGTTGTAAGATATTTTCAATCTGTAAAACAAGCAGATGCTATTGATAAACAATTAAATATGTCTTATGACGAAGCTGGAGATGATCCAGGAAAAATTGTTGCTAATATGGATACATTACATAAAAAACAATATGTTACAGATGTTTTTTTAATTCATCCAACAAATATAGCTACTAATTTAATACAAAATTTTTATAGAGTTGTAATGGGAAATGACGGAGGTCGAGATTCTAGTGGCGCTATTATAACAGCATTTAATGATATTGAAAAATCAAAAAACATATATGCTGATAATGCTGAGGAAGTTATAGATGTAACTTCCAAGAATTTAAGTTCGGTTTCTAAAACATTAAAAAATGCAACAGTTGTTGATGATGCTGAAAATGGTGATAAACCTATAGATGTATTTGTAACTGTAGCTCCAATGGAGCCAGAAGAAGCATTTACGACATTTATAGGTAAATTAGATGATGAACAAAAAATAGTATTTAAAGCTTTATTAAAATATAGTGTTAAAGCATTGCAAGGTGTTCCAGCAAATGCTGTTAGTGTTATAAATAATTTAACTAGCAATCTTAAAGATTCTGAAGCTTTAGATATTTTAAAAAAAGCGGCTGCTGGTGAATTAAAAAACGTTTACCAACATGCACATGGAGGCGTTACAGACAAATTAGTTGCAAAAGCTACTACATTATTTAAAGAATCTAAAAATCGTATATTGAATGATTTAGAAACAATACTTCAAGAATCTATTGCAACTTGGAAAAAGAATCGTCGTAAGTAACAATGATTAAGCTAGTAGATTTATTAAAAGAAATATCTGAAGATTCCTATCGCTTAAGTAATGAAATAATTGAAGTGCGTACTGCAATTCAAAAATTCTTTAATGATAATAAAATTACTTTAAAA